CTTCGTATCCTCAATCGCATAGCCAAATGATGGGCGTGTGCTATTCCATACGGCTACTATCGGTAGCTGTTTTCTTAAACTGGAATGGCAAGATTGCGATGTCATTGAAAGTAGTTTCCTTGTTTCGGTAAGATAATTCTTACCTTCTATTTAGTATAATTTTAGCGTAGTTTTGAATTAAAGTCAATCTTTTTTTGATTTTTCTGCAAGTTCTTTGTAGCCACGCCCAGTAGGATGAATGCCATCAGCACTCATGTGTTCTTTTGGTCTAGGCAAAACTGTGTCACCGTACTCTTTTGCAATGCGCATTATAGCATCATGAGGAATAGGTTTACGATCTTGTCCAGGATCAATCCAGAACACACGATCTGCCTTTACAGCTTCTCGCATCTTTCGAAGTTCATGTTCTGTCTTTACACCTTTGTGATCATTGGCACCAAGACTGATGATTAAAGTTCTAGCAGGTTGACTAGATGCTTTGGACAAATAATCTTTGTTCCATTGCCAGCTGTTCCAACCACCACGAGAATAACTTACGCATTCTTTACGAGCCATTGAAGTTCCAACAGCAATGCTATCACCAATAATCAAACATTCAAGCATATTAAACTTTCTCTATCTCTACTGAACATTTATCTAGAAAGTCAATACCTAGCGTATCGCGATACGACTCTCTGTAGTAAACTTTCTTTATCCCCGCACCATAAATGAGTTTAGCGCAATTGATGCAAGGAGCATGAGTGCAGAATAAATCGGCACCATTGCCTCGCTCACCATCACGAGCCAGTTTGAGTATAGCGTTTGCTTCAGCATGAATAACCTCATCTTTAGTTTTTCCATCATCATTCTCACATTCATTGGTCCACCCAGAAGGCATACCGTTATAACCAATAGAAATGATACGATTGTCTTGAACAATAACCGTACCAACCTGCAGTCGCTTTGCACTTGACAACTTTGCGAATCGCTCAGCTGTGTCCATGAAAGCATCAATCCATTTTTGTTTCACAAGATCATCCAAATAACAAAACCTATTATACCACACCACTCCATTAAAGTAAAGTCTTTTTGAACCCAAACAAGAAAGTTATGCAACTTATATTTGAGTGGCATAGAATTTACCGATTAACGTAGTAGCAAGTAGTGAATTCTCGCAGTTGACCAAACTGATCATGCATGAACTTTACCTCACAGGTTTGCTGTGGCACTGGTTGTGGCATATAAATCACTTGAGGTTGCTGTACAATGACAGGACGATTCTGGTTCATAATTTGACCAATCACGTAACTACCAATGACTGCACCAAGAATCACGTTTCCAGTATTGGAACCATGGTGGTGATGGTGATGTCCATGTTGAGCCATAGCAGTACTAAAACCAACAGCAGCAATCAAACCGACTAAAATCTTTTTCATTTCGTTTTCCTTTTCAACCTTCTTACATATATTATACCCCAAGAACGAATTAAAGTAAACACCTTATTAATGACCCCACTAGGTGTAGGGTTATTCTTTATCCTTAGGAGGTCTCGGCTCCACTGGGAGCCTGGTCGTTTTTTACTTTAGTTTCCTTTTTTGCAGGAGAGGGTGGAGAGACGGAAATAAACCCTGCTCCATGCACCAGCTTGTGCGTAATCTTAGGATACAGCTTTGTAAGGTTTTGTTCCTTTACTGCAAGCAACAGCTTGGCTTCGGAAGGATGAACGTTCTCTAGCAGCTGGATAAACAAAGTTTCACGCCTAACTGGTGTCAAGTCTTTCCTACAGAATACATAGAACTTTTTAAGTTCTTGGTAGATGTTTGCAGGACTCATTCCAATTGGTGCAGCATCTAGTTTGTATGGAGGTTCTCCATCTGGAAGAATAAACTTCTTTTCAGGATCAAATGCATATTCAAACAAGATACGCAGTGCAGCACTAGTTTTATACATTTCGACCTTCTTGGGGTCATCATTGATCTCAGTCAAAATCTCAGTGATATATTTCGTCATTCAAAAATCCTCTAATTCATCAAGTAACAATCGACATTTTTTGGCAATCAAATAGTTCATGATGCTCATCTTGTCGCCCTTTGGTTTGTTATTTATGTATGAGTCAACAATCTCTTTCTCTACATCTTCAGGGATATGTTTGAAGTCAACCAGCACAGAGTTGCGATGCCAGTTGCGCCGTTCTGTATCATTGCGGCAAGCATCAAAACCTTTTTCGTAGAATTCATCAAGACGTTTCTGTGACATAGGTTTCTGGCGAACACCTTGCACGAATACATCATCTGGACTAAGAATGTTAGGAATACCATCACCAGCATCACCTTTAACAATGTGCTGAATTTTGTAGTTCTGGATTTCTTTGGCAGTGGCAGTGATATACTTCTTTACCATAGGTGACCACTGCTTGACTTCTCCAAGAAGTTGCAGCTGTTTAAAGTCACCATCAGAAGAAAGAATCAATACTTTCTGTGGCTCTTCCATCAACCCTTGTTGCACAAGTTCGTTGTACTGTGCCCACTTGGTCATGGTTGCAATAACATCATCAGCTTCGGCACGTTCAACGTGGATAACACGGTATGGAAAGTGTTCTGCAATTTCTTGACGCATCTCTGATAGGGTATCAAAGATTAGTTTCCAATCTAGATCAGATGCATCACGAGTCTTTTTACGACTAGCTTTATAGTGCTCAAAGAATTCTTTACGCCAGTACTTGCGACCATCGCAACAGATAACAACGTTACCAAATTCACGACCATACTTTTTCTTGTATGATTTAATAGTGGAAAGTGTTACATGCCGAATAAGGTTCTTAACTTCATCTGGATTACCCTTCAACTCTCGTTGGAAAGTAAGGATGGAAGCCAAAGACACTTGGCTGTAGTCAATCAAAATCATAGAATCTTTCCAATACCGAAATAAATTAAATCATCAAGTTCACGTTGATAATCTGCCTTTGTTCTGCGCTTGATCCAAATTTGTGTAAGAAGTTCACGCATCTGGTCGCCATCTACGAATCTATTATTCATATCAAGCCCACGTCGTTCGAGTTCGTCTAACAAGTCGCTGTCATCGAATTCTTCTAGATCAACATCTACATCAACCTCAGCTGTAACTGTACGATATACCATATTACTCTCCGACGTTTCCACCAAAATACTTAATCAGTATTTCAAGAGCAGGAATATACTGTGTCATATTAGCGTGATAGTCTTCAGGATGCATCCATCGCCCTTCTTCGGTATGTTCTCGTATTTCTTCCTTAAGAAGATCAAGATGCTCTTGCATAACTGCCAATGCAATACCATCGGCAATTTCAAAAGGTATAGTTAGTCCGCTCATTAAAATGCTCCAAGGATAATAGTTTCTTCGTTGATGCGACCATTAGGTGCAGCAGGTTTAGTTGTCAACTTCTTAAGTGCACCATTCAGTGCACGCTTACCAATCGCAAGACCTTTGAAGAATTCTTCAGGCTTACGCAAGGTCATCATCTTAGATTCTTTAACATCGAATCCAAGAATTGTAGTACCCTTTACAGAAAGAGTACCACCAACTGCCTTGTACACACCAACACGACGATACTTGGTATTGTAGAACCAAACTTCGTCAGAGCCAATGATAGTTTCAGGCTTGACAGACTTGAGAGAAAACTCAGCAAAGTCTTTCAAATACTTCATACGTGCAGTCAACTTGGTAGGAGACAATGGCTTACGTTTGCGTGGAGCACGACCTGCCTTGGCATGTTGCACTTGCTGCAAACAGTCATCACGCATAGTTTCTACAAAGGTAACAAACTTCTTGATTTCACGCTTGGTAAAGTTAGAGTAACCTTCTACCAATTGTTTATCATCACCAGCAACAACTTCATTCAATTCATCAATCAACTTACCGTAAGATTCACCAATACGTTTGGCAACTGGTGCAGATATAGCATTGGCTTGTAGATAGTTCTTGGCAGAAAAGTCACTTTGCTTATTGATAACAAAGTCATCAATGGCACCATCAAACTCAGCTGCATGTTTTCTAGCAACTTCTTCAATTCGATCTTGCACAGATACTACAGGCTTGGTATCAGCTACAACAGCCACTACCTTCTTGCGTTTTTTGTATTTGGTGGAAAGTTCAGAGATGATTGCAACCATCTTTTCCTGCTCACGTTCAGCAAGATGCTGCTCACGAGAAGTTAGACGGCACATGAATGCCAGAGAGCGCAACTCAAAGTCAGTTGCTTCGTTGAGTGCAATTACAGCATCTTTCTGACCAGTCTTAGCCAGATAGCTAATGACCCATTTACGTCGATCTTTGTCGCTGGCATTTTCGTTATACCAGTTAAGCGCATGCATGAGATCGCGAGTGTAGCTCTCGTCTTCATTGATCATGGGTTCATCGGGTGCGAAGACTTTCGCAGCGATGCGGTGTGCTTGTTCACGTCGTTTTGCAGTATTTGTCATAGGTTTGTACCTCAATTTATAATATATTATACCGCATGTGCGAATAAAAGTCAACACCACGTGAGAATGCCCCTACTGGGTGTAGGGGATTACTTTGGTTTACTTTTTCAGAGAGACGTTGGCACGTAAGAAGCCACCAAGCAGAATAATAGCTGCCCATGTTTCAATGGTATATCCAATCGCTAGAACAGGGAACAACGTATTCAGTGCCCAAATTGATAGCAGTGGTCCGATGATAATAATTACAGCGAGAAAAACTACAAGTCCTAAAAATTTAATCAAGTCCATATTAAACTCCAATAGTGAATTGTTTTACAGAGTCCCAGCGGAATGAACGCCATTCTTGTTTCTCAAGATCGAAAACTCGGAGTGCGGATCCAGCAGAATTGGAATCTTCTTCTGATTCGGTCTTTGGTTGTTTGTCAACTGGGATGCTTCCTGAGAAAAGGGTACATTGCATTTCCCTTTGCGTCCCGTCTTTCTTTGTGAAGACGACAGTGCATCCTTCTGGAGAAGTGCGCAGATTTTCGAGTGCCCATGGTTTGAGTTCATTGAATCTCTCATCGTTAGTTTGAAGTTTTTCCGTCATAATTATCTTTCAAGTGATTAACAAGTGGTAACATCATTTCTTTAAAATTAGCAACAGAAGGATACATTCTCATGTCTGATTGCTCGACAACAAACCCTTCTTCGTCTAAGACTCTTCGAGAAATAGTAAATTCAACCATGCCATACTGCAACTCTCTGATTGAGAATGTAGTAGAAACATCGTTGATAGAATAAATTGAATGAAAGTCAAGGTTACTCATATAGATCCTTTTTGTGTTTAGGCTTACGTGTGAATGCAATCTTGCTGTCAACTACACGCATACGGTACTTTGGAGTACGCAAGTCCTTAGCAACAAGGTTCTTAGGTTTATTATACTGTGTTTTCATTTTATTGTCAACTAAAAATTCCAGACCATTGCTGGAGTTTGTGATACTTTTCTTGTTTTGCAGTCATCACTGCAGCTTCGCTAACTACTCCATGATCGATAAGCAGATCAATCATACACATGAGATCTCCGATTTCTTCTTCTAAGTGTTCTCGATTTGCAATCTTTGTAACTGGATGGCAGTCATCCATACCAAAGCGAAAAACCTTACTAATTGCCTGAGAAACCTCAGCGCATTCCTCTTGTGTAATCAACAAGATTTCTTTATCAATATCACCCATTACATTTCCTAAACTTAGTCTATATTTATTAACATCATCAACCATCCACATAGCTATTTTACAACAAAGTCAAATAAAAGTCAAGTAAATGTGAAAATGCCCCTATTGTTAGTAGGGGCATCTTGCAAGCCTTGTGTTTACTTGCTTGTAGCTCTATAAACTCCATCCCAATCTTTAGGTAAGTCCTTTGCCTTCATTTCTTCGCAACGTTCAATCCATAGTTCGTAGTAGTGGTCCATTTCTCCAAGGAATTTACCATTCAATTGTTTGCAAAGTTTAATAGCGGCATCAAACTTTTGCAATCTATACAGTTGCAACATCTTTTCATGCTGTTGTGTTTCTATAACATATGATGAATTTTCCATCCACCAATCATGTCTACCCAGTACTGTATAAACGTGGATGCCTTCTTTCTTCCCTTTAACTGCAATGCAATCAAGTTCTAGAGTTGCATATTCATCTTCAACTTGTTTATTGGTATTTGCACCAATAACAATCTTAACACCGTAAGGTTTACTCTGACCTTCTAGTCGTGCTGCGAGATTGACACCATCACCAAGGCAAGTATAATCAAAACGTTGACTAGACCCCATATTTCCAACCACAACAGTATCAGTGTTAATACCAAGACCCATACCAAATGCAGGAACACCTTCAGCGGTAACTTCTTTATTAAACGCATCTAAACTACCCATCATTTCTAGTCCAGTCTTTACTGCCATTTTTGCATGGTTCGGTTCGTCCAACGGTGCATTCCAAAACGCCATTTGTGCATCTCCAATGTATTTGTCAAGTGTGCCATTATTTTCTATAATCTTGGCAGTCATTGCTGTCATATATCTATTCATTATTTTTGTGAGTCCTTGCACATCTTTTCCATAGTGCTCAGAGATTGACGTAAACCCTCTAACATCGGTGAACATGATTGAAAGCTCTCGTGATTCACCACCAAGCTGTAGTAATTCAGGATTTCGCTGCAACTTTTCGACCAATGCGGGAGAGAGGTAGGTTGCAAACTGTTTTTTGATTTGGAGTTTTGCTGCGAGTTCAACAAGGAATTTGACAACGTAGCCGTGGAAAGAGACAAGGGTAATGGTAAGTATCGGGAACACAGCATCAACCAGATAGCTTGATCCAATGAAGAGGTAATAGCTGCCGAAAAAGGATCCTGCGGCAAAGATGATTGAGAAGATGTAGCCATGCTTGAACCTTGTTAGTAGTAATGTGATGATACAAATTAGTATCGTATATAAAAGTTCAACGCCATCTGCCCAATCTGGACGACTGATGTTACTTCCGCTTGCAACTGTGTCTAGTACAGAGGCTTGCAAGTAGTGCGGGTAGACTTCACCTCTTGCTGTAGATACTGGGTTGTTGAGCCCTCGCCCTGTAATTCCGACGATGACGATTTTACCTCCGAGATCCTTTGGCAAATTTGCCAAGGAGTATTCGGTTGGTCTGGATGACCAATCCACCCAGACTCTACTGTCACCGTCTGTTGTGATTTTTCCAAAGGCTGGAACTCTAACTGCTTCGATGGAGCCTTCGTTAATTTTAACTTGGAAGGAAGGATCTCCTGCGGCGACACGCAAGGTTTCAAGAGAGATACTTGGGTATAACTTTCCGTCGATGTTGATAAGCATGGGAACTCTGCGGATGACGCCATCGAGTTCAGGGAAAGTATTGACAATACCAATGCCAGCAGCGTTTTCATTAACAGACCTCACATTCGAAAGAATTGATTGAAATTTGATTCCAGGATCACCTTCGCCTATAATCGATACACCAGGTCGAAATGGTATCTGTGTTACGGAGTCAGTTATCTGATCATTTACTGCAGTATGCGGAAATACTACAGGGTGTTGTTTTAAAATAGCGCCAAGTTTAGAATCTTGACCAAAGCGATCACTGTCAGGAAGGAAAACGTTAAAAACAACCAACCCAGCACCATTCCTATAAAGAGTATCAATAATGGTGGCATATTCTCCACGTGGGAAAGGAAATTGTCCTTTTTGTCGAATAGTTTCGTCATCTATGTTTACCACAGCGACTTGTTGGGACACCGTGCTTTCTTTTGAAGTTATCAGTTGATCGAAATAACGTAGTCTTATCGATTCAACGAATGATGGATCTGCAATGCGAATAGAAATTAGTAACACCAGAGTAAGTAATGCCATCCATGGTGATAGTAATCTTTTCATTTTGATCCTTGTTTTATTGTAGTCTTATTAGATGTACTATCCATATTTTTGATAGTCAATAATGTTCCATTCTGTAGCAGAATAATTTCATATCCTCGATCTTTATTTATTAGCATAGTGAAACTGTCTTTGACATGACGATCTAACTGCCACGATTCACCTTTATCTATAACATACAATTGAGTGACAGAATCGTAGCCAACACGAAATGCATTCATAAACATAGTATCCAGAGCATTCTCTAGGTAGTTGTTACTTAGTGTATTTATATTTAAGTCATTGAATGGTAAATCATCTTTCCATACTGGAACATCTAATAAGTTTTTATCAAGTTCTGTATAAGCAAGCGCATCGTTCTTTGTTAACGCTTCTTCTTGTAGCCTTCTTATGATTTCTTTTGGCGGTTTTACAATCAACATGTTATCTATCATAGACTCAGATAAATTGAGTATAACTGCAGCTGCTGGTTTTTGCTCGGAGCCTGTTACAAATGTTGCCTGAAACGCTTGATTTAATGTAGTTATGCCTGCGCTTGTTATAACATCAATGGCGCCAACAGATCCATCTACGTTTGGAAGAAGAATAACCATTGACTGTCCTATTTCGTCAACAGTCATTGTAAATGCAGTACCACGAACTGCAACAGTGGCAGTTGGTGTTTTTATGTCTACGTTCTTGGAGTTTTCTCTGGCAACAGCACCAGATGCATATCTGACTGTTCCAAGGGCGACTTTCATGGCAAGTTTGCCTGTGCCCTTTGATTTTGGATCATAGACGAAATCATCTATAACTAGCTTTGAATGCTCAGTTACACGAACTTTCGTATCATCTTGAAATGTGATTCCAACGACACCGTTGGCTGTATTGATTGTGTCAAAAGACTCGACGCCAGAATTTATCTTAGCGTCGACCTTATTCTTACTTCTAACTATCTCACCGCTACCTTTTTGCTCTGTAACTTTACCAATATTTGCGTTAGCATTAATGCTGAACGATAGTAGTAGAAGTACTATTACCAGCAATATTAAGCGTGACATAGTTTGGTGTAACAGTTCCGTTTTGTGTTATTGAGACAGCATTGTTATTACCAATTACGGTGCTTTCGATTCTATGTCCAGGATTCATAGCAGTTCCGTTGGCACCATTCTGAACAGTAGTAAAGGTATTAGTATCACCAGTAATTGTTATCGTGTTCACAATGTATTTGCTATTCATCGTAGAATTAATGGTGTTATTGTTACCAGTAACGGTTAATGTATAGTTGTAATTTCCAGTATTGGCAGTTGATGCCATGGTGTATTCAGTATTGTTGTTATCACCAGTAAGCGTCATTACGATAAGACCACCGTTTGTACCAAAGTTACCCATATCAAATTTAGATGTGTTTCCACTACCTATTTGATAGATACTCTTGGTAGAATCTCCACCAATAAAGTTACCAATAATCGTGTTATTCATACCATCTTGTTCGATGGTCAGATTCATCGCATTCCCATCAATAACAAATGATGGGGTCAACATGTTTGTGCGATCACCGACTTGGTTACCAGAACCAGTCTGTGTTATAAGAGTTATCGAATTATCAGCGTTTGTTTGATCGATGTAAACGCTATTATTCCCACTTGCAACGGCATTGCCGAGTAACAAAGACATAATACTAGCTAGTATCGTCTTTTTCATTTATCTTCTCCAAGTTGTTTAAACTTCCAAAGCCCCTTACGCTCGCCTTGGTATACCATTTGTTCTACAGCTAAATCAACAGCTGCTTTAATTGCATATATTCCAGGTTCTGTAGATGTGCTACCAATCTCATTCTCAAAAATGTTTCTTCCTTGATCTATAAATTTAAAAGTAGAAACAGAGGTTGCTATACTCAAAATAGTTTTCTGAGTATTAACTGTCATTATAACTTCGCCAGTCTGTACGTTAACTGCTCGTATGGAGACCGTAACAATGTCTTCTTGATATTGAGCACTTGGTCCTATACCAAGATATCTCCAAGCAAAACCACCAGTGCGTTGATTTGTATCGTAAGAAACAATAGCACCTTCAATTATCATACCAGCATATAAGATAGGGCGAAGAATGTTCGGCTCTTTGGCTTCTTCTCTTGCGCTTCTTATAAGCTGTCTTTCTTTTAATAAATTGTCAAGTCCTACACGCTCAACGATTCTAAACCATTTACCATCTCCAACGTCAGCCAGTGCCTTCAACAATAAAGACTCAGCACCTTGAGTTACTGCGCTAGAGAATTTTGCTATTGAACCACCATCTTTTCTTTGACCAGTTTTATCAGTAAATGCATAAACAGCTACTACAATAGGTTGTCCACTTTCAGGTTCTGGAAATGGAATTTTAAATTTAGTCTTTTCTACTTGCTCTGCTTCTTTTGGATTAAACTGCATCGCTGGAGCAGCGCATCCAACCAGAACTAAAGATAAAAGTAGTGATAAGAGTTTCATTAGAACTTAAATTGCCCGACTGGTATTATTATTTGAGTGAGACTTCCATCTTTTCCTGTAACGGTTAAGTTTATTTCATCACCAGTTTTATTATAACGAATCGTGTTACCTTCAATGGTAACAACACCAGTATTTTGTGGGTTCTCACCAAACAACGTGCTAACTAATTGAGAAGACAACTGAGCATAAACACGAGACTCAAAGTTGTTTAAGAACTTTTGTAAGTTTGTATTCTTTGCTTCTGCTGCTACATCTTTAGCTTCTTGAAGTATTTTAGCTTCTCTTGCATCGTTACGAGTTCGTTCAGTGTTTTCAATTGTCTGAACATGTGACGAGTATCCAACACCATTAAATGCTGGTGACTTGAACTGAAATGCTAATTGCGCTGCTGCAGGATTAGTTATCAGTAGTGTTATTATTAGTATTGTGCTTCGCATCTCTTAGGGAAAGAATAACGTTAACCTTCTGATTCAAACGAATCAGGTCGTTGTCCAGCATACGAATTCTATCGATCAAAGCGATAAGTGTTTCGCTGGCACTAGACATAACAGGCTTAATTTCTGTTGTAACCCATGTCCATACATAAAATACAAAATATCCCATGCCGCCTGCTGCGACAATTGGAAATCCATATTTATTGATCAGTCCTGCTATATCCATTAGAATCACTCCAATCTACATCTTGTTCGTTTTTATGTTCTTCGTATTCACAGTCATGACATGGATATTCTTTAGTCATTGCACCGCAATATTTGCATTCAATCTCGTCTCGCATCGCTTTGTTCCGCTCTTGCTATTCTATCTAAATCTGGTGGGATTCCCAAAGCATGACTTACTTTAGTATCAATACGAACTACGTCATGATTCATAGTTGCTACACGTTTATCTAATGCACTGATGATACCGCTCATGCTCTTTACGCCAGATGTAACTCCAGCCAGGATGAACTTTAGTGTTAGGAAAACGAAATATCCAGCTGCAATGGCTGCAGCGATCGGGAAGCCAACTTCGGCTACTAATTTGAAGTATTCCATATTTTGATATCCAGTTAATATTGTTCTGTGTTACAGAATATATTTAGGATTATTGCAATTTATGGTGTGATTCTTCTCCCTGCAGAATCGTATTCGACGATCTTTTCTGACGTCGGATTCTGTTTATCTACAGTAGGAGGTTCTACAGGAGTTTCTGTTATAACTGGTTCTAGAATCGTTTCTTCTATCGGAACGATAACTGGTGGAATTATAGGTTCTCCACGATCTCGTTTGAGCTGCCAATTAGCTGCTATTAGAAGTAATACAGCTAGAGGGTCAAACACCGAAACGATCATAACGATAAGGATTCGAACTGCAGATTCTAACGTTCCTTCTCCAATATCATCGTATATCATTGCTGCGATATACTTTATAGGACCAACCTCTGCTTCCACTTTACGTATTTCTGCAGCGATTGGTGCACGTTCTTCATTTAGGCTACTTATTGTTTTCTGGTCAGCTGTTATTTCAGCCAATAATCGCTTCCGCTCGACTTGCTGGCTACGACGGATAGATACAGCTTTATCAGCACCCTTTTCATCAGCTGACCTAGCCATGACTTGGTCCACTGCCTCATCCATCTGTTTAAGTGCTTTGCGATTAACATCTATATTATCCTTTGCGGTCTTAATCTTTTCATCGTATACGGAAATCTTTGCCTGAACATCGCCACTAACTAAACTCTGATCCGAGTGTGCTTTGGATAGATAGCCAAAGATGCCCATTGAGGTTAGCATCATAAGAATCGTAAGAGCTACTACAAAGTAACTTTTCAATAGTAGTGGAATCTCTTTCCAGTTCTTATAAATCCATGAAGCTATAACTAGCTTAGCTACACCTAAGAGTGCACCCATCACTGCAATAGAAATTGGTGATGCTGCGAATATAGCCATAAGCCCTACAATTGCGTACCATTCAGCAACTGCAGATAGAGTTAGTGCTATCCCAAATAATAGATAGGTCATATTTTACCTTTAATGTGTGATCCGTGGATTCTGCATGATATTTGCCCGTTGTAGTATTCATCACTTTCAAGGACTTTTCTAGAGAATTGCTCTCTTGCCTCGACATACGAACACTCAGCTTTGGACTTACAATAAAAGAGAATTTCTCTGGTGAATGAATCAACACCAAGGGTCTCTACGTCCTTATTCAGTTCAATGTTAGAACCATAATATTCTAACCAGTCAGAATCTATTTTAGATTTTATTTTCTTCTTCTTTTTAGTACCGTTTTTCAGTGTGACAGTCTTAGTGGAAGTTTTAGAAAACTTCGCCAATTTCTTCCCGATATACATACGACTGTTGGCTTTGTTCACAATTAAGTAAACAAAGCCAACGCAGTCTTCGGGTAACTTTTCAACAATAGAGTTTTTAAATGTCCACATAGTGGACTATTTATTCTTCTTCGTCGAACTCCTCGTCTTCGTAGATATCAGCAGAGCATACAGGGCAATAGACAATGTCTTGTAACTGAACATCAGTTCCCTTTACCACTATCTTACCCGCATTTCCGCATGATTCGCATTCAAAAATCTTTGTTGTCATGCTGCTTTCCCCCAAACATCATTCCATGTACCAGATAGAGCACCCTTTGCATAGTCAGTAACTCTATTTTCAAAGAAGTTACCATGCACTGGTGCATTAATCATTTCTTCAACCCATGGTAATGGATTTCTCTTTACTTTAAAGATACCCTTCATACCAAGACCGATAAGTCTTCGATCAGCAATGTAGCGAATGTATTTCTTAACTTCTTCAGAAGTTAGTTCTCGCATATCACCTTCAGCAAATGCTAAGTCGATGAACTTGTCTTCAAGTTCTACCATCTTCTCAGCGATTGTATATATCTTGCCCTTTAGTTCGTCATTCCAGATTTCTGGGTTTTCTTTTACATACTCTTTGAATAGACGCATCATGTTCTCAGAGTGCATAGTTTCGTCAACTATCGACCACGTTACGATTTGACCCATTCCCTTCATGAGACCATGACGTGGGAAATTCAATAGCATAATGAATGAGCTAAACAGTTGCATACCTTCAGTGAATGCAGAGAACACCGCAATGTGGGTAGCAGTAGATTCAATGGTGCCATTCTTAGAAGAAATATCAAGCACGTAGTCATGCTTGTCTTTCATCTCTTGGTATTCCATAAACTGGCTGTATGTAACTTCAGGTAGTCCCAAAGTTTCAATTAAGTGAGAATATGCAGCAATGTGTAGTGCTTCACGTGCAGCAAAGCCCATCAACATCATACGAATCTCAGGCTGTGGGAAATATGGCAGATAGTTGTTAACATATCCACCAGCAACGTCAATGTCACCCTGTGTAAAGAAACGAAAGATATTGGTCAGGAATGTCTTTTCCTGTTGCGTCAAACTCTTTTTCCATTGCTTAACGTCCTCAGCCATAGGTACTTCTGTATGAAGCCAGTGCGCTTGCTCGTGTTTTAGCCATGCGTCATATGCCCATGGATAATTGAATGGCTTAAAGTGCGTTCTTTCGTCTGTAAGTCTGCTTGCTATTTTTTTAATCATTTGTCTTCTTCCAATTTTAACTCTATAAAGTCGTCGAATATTCTGACGCCAACGACATCCTTAAATCCTTCTTCTGGGATATAAACGCATACTCTAATAGTAGATCGTGGTTTAATTAGTTCACCACTATTTTTAGGATATAATGCTGCCCAATATTTTTTAATTTTATCAGCGATATCGTATGCGTCCATGGTCAACCTTCACATGCTAAACATTCATTACCTTCAGCTAATGCTTGAAGATCGATCTCTTTAATAACTTCTCGTTCAATTCGTTTAGACACTTTGTCTGCTTTTGCGATCTTATCAGAACGACAGTAGTACATAGTCTTCAAACCCTGCTTCCATGCTTGAAAATGCACAGCATGGATATATTTGATATGACTATCTGGACGGAAGAATACGTTCAACGATTGCGCTTGATCAATGTACTCTTGACGATCAGATGCATGTTGTACAACCCAACGTTGGTCAATTTCCATTGATGTTTTATACACATCTTTAGTCCAATCATCCATCCAATCAATATGTTGAACAGATCCATCATTGGCAATAATACTACTCCAGATTTGTTGATACTCATCGTCACCCTTTGGTGTTAATGGAGAACCATCAGGAGACAAGTGAGTCATGATAACCTTATCAAGAAAACGATTCTTATTTAGGTGAGAACCCGATAGAGTGTCTTGGCGATAAGCATTGGCACGATAAGGTTCAATACTAGGACTAGTATTGCCCATGAGAATGGAAGAAGAAGCATTGGGAGCAATAGCCATAAGATGACTAAAACGATTCCCAGTACCCACAGCATCAGGTGCTTCACCTCTTTCCAATCCCAATTTCTTATTCGCTTCATCCAATTTCTCTCTAATAGTTTTAAAGATTTGTTTATTCTTACCTACTGCTAGTGAAGATTCCCATGGGAGGTTACTCTTTTGCAGGTAGGCATGCCAACCCAGCGCACCGATGCCGATGCTTCGCTCACGCATTGCGGAATATTTTGCACGTTTGATTGTGGAAGGCGCATGATCAATAAAATACTGAAGAACATTGTCAAGCATTTCTGCAATATCAGCAAGGAAAGTAGGATGGGTTTTCCAGTTATCATAATACTCTAAATTTAGAGATGACAAGCAGCAAACTGCAGTGCGCTTTTCATTCGTTGGTAAAATAATTTCAGAACAAAGATTTGATTGGTGAACCTTTAGACCAAGATCTTTCAAGTGTTGAGGTAGTTTACGATTTGATTCATCAATAAAGTGTAGGTATGGCTCACCAGTCATCATACGCATTTCAAGAATACGTTGCCACAGTTCTTTAGCAGAAACAGTTTCACGAATTTCATTTGATGCAGGATCTACTAACTGCCACGAATCATCTGCTTCTGGATCCAACATTGCATTCTCAATCAACTGCATAAATGCATCAGGAATGTTAATGCCATGGTGCATGTTTAAGGTACGCATGTTCTGATCACCAGTAGGTTTGCGCATCTCTAGAAAATTAATGATATCAGGATGAGATATATCAAGATATGCAGCGTAACTACCGCGACGAGTCCTACCTTGACGGTAGGCGAGGCTTGACGCATCATACATCTTAAGGTGCGGCATGACTCCTGTTGATTTGTCGTCAGCACTGCGGATACCGAACCCAATACCGACACCGCCACCAAGCATGCTAAGCCAATTAGTTTCAGAAAGGTTATCAACTAGTCCCTCCGCTGTGTCTTCAATATAGTTAAGAAAGCAAGAAATGGGTAAACCACGCTTACTACGACCAAAAGAAAGAATTGGAGTACTATAACTAAGCCAATGATTAGAGGAGTAATCGTAAAGGCGCTGAGCGTGTTCAGGATTACTTCCGAATGCTTTTGAAACATACGCAAACCTTTCTTGCGGAGATACTTCTCCATCTCTCATGTAACTTTCTTTTAGTCTAATCTTACCCAACTCATCAAACAGACTATCCCTACTATAGTCTACATTAATCCCATGAACAACATCTGTCATACGTATTACCTTTTTATTATTTTGATACTAGACCTTCAACCATTGGGAAGATCTCCGAGATTACTTTTGCGCACTCACGTGCAATTAAAATGTTTTCCTTTTGTGTGCCATTACCAGAGCGAACCTGAATAAAGTGGATCCAAGAACGTAGAGTACCATTCATATACATACGTGATGCAGTCAAACCTTCTGGCAATACAGCACGAGCTTGTTCTTTAGCAATGCCATTGGCAATTGCCCATTTGTACTCTCTTTCAGCAGCATAGATTACACGTTTCTGTGCACGTTCCCATTCAATAGCAAGCAACCTTTGGGCGTCATCAGTATTATCAATCTCAACACTGTTTTGACGATTCTTTGTATCTTGGAATCTCGCCTCACGTACTTCAAAATGTAGATCCTTAGTTGGATCTGCGTAACGCTGTGAGAATTCTTGGAATGCAAAAGAACGATGACGTAGAATTTGGCGAGCAATGTCTCGAGTTGTTTCAATCTCAAGGCATGCACTTACCATTTCTAGTGGTGACCAGTGTTGGTTATTTATCAAATACTTGATGAGCTTTTCCGAGGTCTCAGTATTAAACTGATTGCTTGGATTCGATACACGAGCACAGAAAGCAATTAACTCTTGCACATCCATCAACCCTTCGTCATACATCTCACGAGAGGGTTTACTATAACTAATCATCCTAACTTTCATACTTTTCTCCATGTTGAATATCGCAGAGTTGCTTCCATACCAGTAAAGGTATTCGTATTTATTAGTTCTATAATTTCTCTTTGAGACCTACCAGAAAGTATCATATCATTAATATCTTTTTCCACAACACTATCGGGATACATACAAACGCTGAAGCCAGCTTCAATGTACTTACCCATTTGTTTTACAATTTCTTTATTTCTTGGTTCATTGTCCATGACAATGGTGGCATTCGTCAGCAATTGACGAATAGTTGGAGTATCAAAACTTGCGCCAGATACAGCCAGTGAGTTTGGTAGAAAGAGAGAATCAATCGGTCCTTCAACGATGTAAATTCTTTTGCTATAATCTACACGTTCTAAACCAAATATCTTTTCTTGAGTCTCATCTACCTTAATAGTATAATACTTAGGCTCTTCATCTCCGTATGCTCTACCTTGAAAAGCAAAACACTTTCCAGCTGGAGTAAACATGGGTATAATCATGCGTGGATGTTCGTCAACAATAGGTTCTTGAAACTTTGGATTGACAGAGTTAACAAACTTTTTGAATTTAGGAGCAAAATACAAAAGATTCCAATGTTGCTTGGGTATCTTTCGACTAATAACGTATTGAACTGCAGGATGAGTTTCATCTAGAAGATCAAGTCGCTTCACAGGACTTAAGATGTCATCTTCTAGTAGAATTGATTCTGTCTTTGGGAGTAAGGGTTCAACCTCTTTGTGATCACTATACTTAGATGCGCCAGCTTTGTAGCGTTCCAGTACATATTCATCATAAAGTTTTGTGTCTACATACTTGATAAGATTACCAAGATTTGTGCTATAACCGCAGTTGTGGCACTTGCAAAAAAGATCAGCTTTTGCCCTATAGATATATCCACGTGCCTTGATCTTATTTTTGGAACTATCACCACAAACTGGGCAAGAGTAGTTCCAAAGATAATCTTTCTTTTTCTTAAAGTTACGCAGCCTTGTGCCAACATAACCTGCAAATTTTGTGTCAATGTAAAGCATATGTCCTCATGTAGAGTATCTATTATACCCTAAATGAGGACAAAAAGCAAGTTTATTTTAAATACTTTGCAATTTCACCAATGTGTCCAAGAATAAAACCAAGGGCAGCTGCAGCGCCAATAACATACCACTTCCACTTTTCAAGATCTGACACTCTACTTTTTAGTTTATCGAGGTCAGTACCAACCTGTTTAGAAATAGTAACATGTTGATCTTGTGATATTTGAGCATTAGCTTGCATCTTATGTTCGATACGTGTTTGCATATCGTCCATCTTATCAATGATTTCCCTATTGCCTGTAGTGATTCTAGAGTGAACTTCTTTCACATCAGCCTTGAGGTCTTTGACATCATCTTTGATACCTTCTACTTGTGCTTCCAATTTAGCTATTCTCTCTAGTTCCATCTGTGTATTCCTGCTAGTTTTTATTGAACAGTTTTTCCTGTTCTTTAACCCACTCTTGCAGTGCTCTTAACTGTTCGGCATTTTGGTGGCATATTGAATAGTTTCCAACTACGGTTTCTGTTGCGGTAGAGAGTTTAACTCTTGAGGCGGTTTCATCAGCAACTCTGGTGGGGTCGGGAACTTCATTTTTACTGGCACTGTCGTGGAGCACGATATAAGAGTTAGGCAAAGTACACTTAGCATCAGACTCTTTGGTAATATACTTTGGTACTTCTTTAATAATGACATCACCCTTCTCCTTAACGACTTGAACCTTTGTAACATATTTAGTTACGACCTCTGTTGTCTTCTCAGCAGATTTAGTTTCTACCTGAGCAACTTTAACTTTAAGGTCGGCAACTTTTACAAGCCATGCTTCCTGATTGGAAATGGCTCCTTCCATAAAGGTTCCAAAAACTATTAACAATAAAGAGCCTACTTGAATAGGCAGCTTGTATTTTGATATAAATGGTATAAAACTTAAAACAAAGGCAAAGATGAGACCTAAAATGCCGATAATAAGCAGCACATGAAATATCCAAAAGGGTATCCATTCAAG